GCTTTGATCGAGTGTTTTCGGACACTTCCATCTTAGACAACAGAAAAAGAACATTAACTACATCGGCAACTGCTTTCCGCACAACTATGCTGATGCTGGCGATGCAGATCGTGGCATGATGATACTTGAGTGGGGGAGTGAGCCGGTGTATCATGCGTGGCCTGGACAACCCTTGTATCGTGTGCTTAAACTAAGTCAGGTTATTGACAATGCACCCAAAATACTTGTGCCTAATATGCATGTTCGTGTAGAGTTAGATATTGACATTAGCTATGAAGAAGCTAATTTTATTAAAGATACGTTTGTTAAAGACTACAACCTAAGAGAAATGGCGTTGATTCCTGTTAAGAGTTCGTCAGTGGACGCAGACATGTCGCCGGGAGAAGTCAAGTTTGAAAGTGTGGATCAGATTGTTACAGACCAACTTACTAATATCGAAAGTGAATTTTACGATCCAAAATTATTGTTAAAGATCTATCAGAACCTATGATCCATATAAAAAATCTAACTGTTAAAAACTTTATGAGTGTGGGCAATAGCACACAGGCCATCGACTTTGATCGCAAGGACTTGACACTGGTGTTGGGAGAGAACTTGGACCTAGGCGGTGATGGATCACGTAACGGCACAGGTAAAACCACAATTATCAATGCACTCAGCTACAGCCTGTATGGACAGGCTCTCAGCAATATCCGCAAGGACAATCTAGTAAACAAGACCAATAATAAAAATATGTTGGTCAGTTTGGATTTCAGTGTGGGCGGTAAAGATTACAAGATTGAACGAGGTCGTAAACCCAACTTATTAAGATTCTTTGTAAACAATCAAGAACAAGTGATCACAGACGAAGCACAGGGAGACAGCAGAGAAACCCAGGATGCTATTGAGCAGACGCTAGGCCTAAGTCACGATATGTTCAAACATATCTTGGCACTCAACACCTACACAGAGCCTTTCCTAAGTCTTAAGGCCAATGATCAGCGTACCATTATTGAACAGTTGTTGGGTATTACCATGCTGAGTGAACGTGCTGACAAGATCAAAGAACATAATAGAGCTACCAAAGAAGGCATCACACAAGAAGAATTTAGGATTCGTGCTGTTCAAGAAGCCAACAAACGTATTGAAGAACAAATTGAATCATTGAAACGTAGACAAACATTATGGACTACCAAACATGGCCAAGATATCACGGAACTTGAGAAAGCCCTTAAGGCGTTACAGAATATTGAGATTGAAACAGAGATACAGGCTCACACGGATCACAAGGCGTGGGATCAAAAGCGCAAGGACATCAATGAATTATCGGGTCAGATCTCACGTGTCAAATTGGATGTTGGTCGGGAGGAAAAGCTGGCAACCAAACTATCAAAAGAAATTGAAACGCTCGAGAACCATGAATGTCATACGTGCGGTCAGGCCTTCCACGACAGTAAGCACCAACAAGTTCTGGAAAGCAAGCAGGCGGATTTGGTTACAGCTCGACAGAGTGGCACAGAATTTAGCACCCTGTTATCAGAATTGGAGACTGCCCACACATCCTTGGGCGTGTTAGGTAAACCACCCGCAATGTTTTACGATAAGGAAAGTGATGCCATTCAACATCAAGCTACCTTGAGTAATTTAGAACAACAGATTGCCACCAAGCAAACAGAAACAGATCCTTACGGTGAGCAGATTACCGAGATGCAACAACAAGCCTTACAGGAGGTAACATATGACACACTTAATGAACTTACTCGCTTACAAGAACACCAGGACTTCTTGCTCAAACTACTCACCAGCAAAGACAGCTTTATCCGTAAAAAGATTATTGAACAGAATCTTAGCTATCTGAATGCTAGACTCACACACTATTTAGATCGTGTGGGCTTACCGCACACTGTGGTATTCCAAAATGACCTAACTGTCAGTATTGAAGAATTAGGACGTGAGTTAGACTTTGATAACTTGAGCCGTGGTGAACGCAATCGACTGATCCTAAGCATGAGTTGGGCGTTCCGTGATGTTTTTGAAAGTCTATATCAACCCATCAATCTGTTGTTTATAGACGAAATGATTGACAACGGCCTAGACACAGCGGGTGTAGAAAATGCACTGGCTTTGTTGAAACACATGAGTCGTGAACGACACAAGAGTATTTGGCTAGTAAGTCACAGAGACGAACTTGCTGGGCGAGTTGAAAATATTCTCAAGGTAGTTAAAGAAGGTGGATTTACAAGTTACAATACGGATGTAGAAATTGCATGACCTTAGCAACCTGGCATTTTCATATCGAAATAAGTTCAAAGTGTACACTGCGTTGCCCGCGTTGTGCTAGACAAGAAGTTCCTGATAGTTTAGTAAACACTGAATTAAATTTAGATTTTTTTAAACGTAACTTTACTCCAGAGTTTGTGCTTGAAAATGTAGAAAAAATCACATTCTGTGGTGACGACGGTGATCCTATCTATGCTCACGATCTTATACCAGTGATTCAATATATCAAATCAATCAAACCTGTTGAGATTGTTATTGTTACCAACGGGTCACATAAGAAACCAGAGTGGTGGCAAGAACTAGGCAGTGTGCTTACTGAACAGGATACTGTACACTTTAGCATTGATGGATATGATGATGCTAGTAATAATTTGTATAGAGTAAACAGCGATTTTGATAGCATTACCGCAGGTATTCAAGCATTAAAGAAGTCAAGTGCTTGTCGTTTGGTATGGGCCGCTATAGCATTTAAGTTCAACGAACTTTATATCAATTCCATGGAAAATCTTGCTAGACAATTAGATATGGATGCTTTCCAATTGACCTTGAGCACTAAGTTTGGTAAAATATATCCTACATATGGCGTAGAAGATCCGCTAGAACCTAGTGAACGGTATATTAGTAGCTCGCATAGGTTTGAAAGAGATGTTATACTGTTAAGCCCGCGTGGACTTAATTCGCAGACAAATACGAAGAATATACAATTATACAAGTCAGTAACAGAAATCAACAGTGTCAAGCCACTGTGCGAGATCGGAAACAAAGGACTTTACATTGACGCACAAGGTAGATTATTTCCTTGCTGTTGGGTAGCAAACCGCTACAGTCACAACTCAGAATGGAAAGCTATTGCTACCAAATTTGATTTGAATTGCCGCACACTTGCTGATGCTGTAATTGATGATTTTTGGTCGACGACATTTAAAACTTTTGAGTGGCAAGAATGCCAAACTAAGTGTGTAGCGAGCAGGGTAGATGAAAAATATGCGACTGAGTGGTAAAATGATAACTACTAGTCCATGGTATGGTTGTACGAAAACACACAAATTGAAACATTACCCGATGATTGTGTCGGCTTTGTTTATTTGATCACAAATAAACTTACCGGCAGGAAATATATTGGGAAAAAATTAGCAAAGTTTAGTAAGACCTCATATAAAGTAGTAAAATTAAAGAACGGCAACAAGAAACGCAAGAAAATCAAAAGTAAAATAGATTCAGACTGGCAGCTATACTATGGAAGCAACGATCAACTCAACAAAGACATTGCAGAGCTAGGCTCAGACAACTTCACAAGAGAAATATTATTTTATTGCACATCAAAGGCCGCTTGTAGTTATATAGAAGCTAGAGAACAATTTAATCATAGAGTACTAGAGTCAGACGATTACTATAACGGGCAGATAGTTTGCCGCATACACGGTAGTCATATAAAAAACAAAATTTAAACTAGACAGGCAACTAACCGACACAGTTTGATCGAGGTAGCTCGATCCCCATCGAGGAACGGTGCAATACCCGGTCTGGAAAACTTTGGGCGTCAAAGGCAATTGCTAACTTAAGGCAACAAATGGTTTGGGCTCCGTTGAAAAAGATACGACCCATGCTTATAGGACTTGGATTTATTATCGGGTCACTAGGGTTCCGTTGATATGTGAAGCTAGAGTAAGGGGTACCGGTCAACCGCCTCTGTGTAGGAAACTACAATCTCTTTATAATAAATGACTGCTGTCACTCGGATAATGTGAAAAGAGTCGATTCACCGTGCATACGGTGAATTGTGACCACATAATCTGGATAATGCGTAAGAAAAACAATCATGTGTGAGCTTTAGCGAAACACATAGATTAGCGTAGCTAATCTTTTAACATCAATCAGAATGTATCAGGATAGTCTCTCCACAAGGCATGTTGAATATCTCCTGCAACAAACTGATTGAAACTGCGATGTTTGTCTTCGAGTTCGCCTTCTAGTGGAGCAACACGACGGAACGCTTCGTCAATTTGTGCCATGTCTTTGAATTCCATAATAATAAACCATTCTGGCATGTCTGCCACACTGCGGAATCCCATTTTGCAACGAGTAATTCTAAACGATATCATTTTACCTTCATCAACTAGATGCTGTAAAAATCCTTTCATGTTGTTTACAAAATCAAGGTCTGTGATGTCGCCTTCTTTGTTTGCCCAAATTGTGTATAAGTCTGCCATGTTATAGTGGTCCTAGTAGTTCAAAGCCCGTGATGCCTTGTTTGTACAAGTGTGCTTGATCCAAATACAAATATCGGAATCCTCTCTCACGGTAGATAGCACATTCG